CAGATCCATTAAAGGTTCTGAAGTTAGCGCTTTGCAGAGTAAATCATCACGTCGGAAGTCGAATCTGGAACCCTGTAATGGGGAACCTTAATAGACAACCATCGTCCTCTGGTTTGCTTTGGCAATGACGGCAGTCAGCCTTCTTGGTTTAAAAAACCAATTCCGCCTCCTAGGAAAGCATGCTTTCCGCACTTTGTGCAAGGGGAGGTCCCCTAACCACAGAGTAATGGAGGTCGTGTATGATAGTATCCCACCCGCGCTTGAGGACGAGAAACACGAGGACTCAATCCGTTTTAAACGGAAACTTTTACGAGTCTCAGGTTGCCCCGTTCCCAAGAGTAACTCCCCACACTTATACAAATGGTGTGCCAGGAGGTGGTTTTGAAACGATCGCAGATGTGGTCGTTCAAGATTTTGCTTCTATTGCTGGTGCAGGTGAAATTGTTAACAACCCGTTGGTTCAGACTAAAGAATTTCGGTCTTATCCTTCGGTATTGGCAACATTTACCCTAGTGTCGCCTGTAGAGCAAGCTGGATTCAACTGGGGGGACGATATCGGACCCCAAGGTGCATTCATTGATCTACTAGTCCCATATTCGTTAGACACGAATATGAAAGACCTAATTGACCAGAAACCTTTGGTCATGAAAGCGGCAATTGAAGCTCGGAATCGGATTTCTCCAATTCTGGTTCAGAGCTTGGTATCAGTGGCGGAATTGCCCAAAACCATAAATCTTCTAGGCGATACTATTAAAAGTCTCGCTAAGATAATTCGTGGTGTTAAAAAGGGCAATTGGGCCGATGTCTTAGAAGGCATCGGTTCGACGCGAAAAGTGAGGTCTTATCCTAACTTTGTGCGAGACAGCGCTGCTAAGCGCTGGCTTGAACTTCGCTACGGATGGACTCCACTAATCATGGAGGTACAAGGTACTATCAAGGCATTGAGTAAACGTGACCCGATTAAACCTCGGGCCACATCTCGTCGAGTGGTTAGCAAGACTGCGATCAGTGAATGGGATCTAATACAATCCCAAGCACAGTTCTCAGATCAACACTTCCACTATATTTTCAGCCAAACGGTTGAAGCGAGAGCTTACTGCCTGTATGAGGCCGAACTAACGACTCGGTCTGCACGTGATTTTGGCGTGACCGAATTCCCACTAGCTGCATGGGAGCTCGTCCCCTTCAGTTTTGTTGTCGACTGGTTTATTCCCGTCGGCAATTGGATCGAAGCGTTAACGCCGAAGTTAGGTATAAAGATCTTGGCAGAAGGTGTAGTTGTCAAGAACCGCAGGATTCTTCGTAGAATCTTAACGGCTTTTGGCGATCCGATCATTGGACCCGGACAGTTTTATCAACGTTCAGGCTATTTGAACCTGACCGATGAATTGCTGATCGAGAAAAAGGAAAGGATACCGTCGTTAGACGTACTATATCAACTGCCAAGCCCCGACGTTAAACTCAACGTCAAACGTATCACTGACGCGCTAGCTTTAATGGCGCAAGTGGGCCGTAAGACGTCCATAAGGACTTAAAATGAATAACCTTCAACTTGCAACAACCTTGGTTGCCCCAACTGGGACTGGGTTGCTTTACGTTGCCTATGAACAAGGCAGCGACCTTGCCGTTTGGAAAAACGGTTCGGGAGCAACTCGTTCGATCGTTTCTATGAAACGAGTCCAAGCCAAGCCGACGACAGTCTTCGCCGGGACGGAACGTATTGAACTCAAACGGACCAACTATGTAACTGTTGGCACCGTAGAGTACACGATTGTTTCGTCCTTGGTCACCAGTATACCGGTGCCCGTGGCGTTGTCCGACAGAACCGCTGTTTTTACACAGTTGGCGCTGTTGGCCCGAGATCCCGTCTTTCAGGCGAGTCTCGAAACTGGCGTAATACCGACGTAGTCTACTAGGCTTCAGAGCCGAAATAGATATTATCGGTGTTGCATTTCGGTAGAGATTGGCGTTCGATTAACCATCGAGCGTCTCACGACGTAGCCTTTCTCGACCGTTTTGTTGTGCCACTTGGAGACATACAATGAGCAAACGCAAATTGCATGCCTTAAAACGACTCCGTAAGGAGCTTTTAAGTTCGTTTGGGAAGCGATTCCCAGCAAGCGTCTCCGCCACTTTACCGTGGCAGATACTTGAGAAGTCGATCCAGGATCAAACGCACATCGATGGCACCCTTCGAGCCTCTTTACAAGAGGTTGCGAGCAATCGCTCCGTCGAGGGTTACTTCGAATTACAGAAGTTTAACGATCCCCAGTTGTATGGGTCGTGGACGGAATACAAATCCGTCGCTTCTGTGCTGTCCTTACTCAAGAAGTTTCCCTTTGGTAAGGTAGCCAACCTAGACCCTGAGGGAGTCGCAAAAGCGCGGTCCGAAGAAGCTGAAAAGCTTTGTCGTATCACGAATAAGAGACTCTCATGGTATAGGTTCAGAGGGTATCGCCATAAAAACAGATGGCAAGGGCTTCACAGTGTACTTCACACTGCTCGCCTCATGATATCCGGTTGGCTAGGTCCTCTAGATTTGAATAAAATCTACGACTACACGCGTCATGGTCCCGGTGGTGCTATCGGGGTAACTGGTGACGAAACAACGGCTTATTTTAAATACGCCGCTGCTAATTATTCCGTCACTACAAGGGCACTTCCCTATGCTATGGCAGCGATCCTTGCGGATCCTTTGTGGCGCAGGTATATACATTCTCCAGATGCTATCTTGGGGGATGTAGTACCTTCGCCAGACGAATGCAGACAAAGCGTTCGTTCCAGGCTTAGGGTGGTCGATTATAATAAAGTAACTTATGTTCCGAAAACCGCGCAAACCCATCGCGCGATTGCAATAGAACCGTTGATGAACATTTTTCTTCAACTTGGTGTGGGTAACTATCTTCGTGACAACTTGCGAAGAATAGGCCTTAACCTTAGGTCTCAGGCTAGGAATCAAAACCTGGCTAACCTAGGCTCTGACTGGAAGGGTCCCGCCGACTTGCGTCCTGTTACTTTGGATTTAAGTATGGCATCGGATACTCTCAGTTTTGAGCTAGTTCGGGAATTGCTCCCTGAAGAATGGTTCAATTTTCTCACCGACCTTCGATCTGAATTTGGGTTGAAGGAAGGAAAAGAAATACCATGGGCTAAGTTTAGTTCCATGGGTAACGGTTTTACCTTTCAATTGGAGTCTATGATATTTTATGCCCTTTCTTTAAGTGTTGCAAAACATTTAGGGTTTGGACGTGAACTCATCTCTGTTTATGGAGATGATATCATATGCCCATCTGGTATGGCTTTGAGACTTTTAGACACCTTGGCCTATGCAGGCTTTAAGGTGAATTATTCAAAGTCCTACTTCTTCGGTCCGTTCCGTGAATCTTGCGGTACTGACTGGTTTGAAGGGCGGAACGTTCGACCTTTCTTCCTAAAGCGGAAGATAAAAAATGCCAAAGACCTTGTCTTTGTACTGAATTCTCACGGCGGGATATATACGGGTTTTGACCCGGACATACACGATAGTAATGTCGACGGATATAATACAGTCCGTTACCTTTACAATCGGCTGCCAAAGATAGTTCAGGACAACCTTCTTGGTCCTCGCGTTGAGGATATGGAAGGACATGTTCATTCTCCTTGGGATATTGCGCAAAAAAGCGCGCTCGTCCTTTGGAGGAGAGAAACGCAGACTTGGACTTACGCATCTGTTAAGGCCTATCCCGTCATTCGTGACGGTCAGGTTGGCCCATTGTTTTTACAGTTAATGGGCTCTAACAGTGGTCGAAAACTTGCTGTGCATTGGGATGCCAACGAGGTTGTACCCGTTGACAACAACGGCGAAGCTAACTTGGTATCTAATTCATCTCATAGCCTCCGTGCTCTTGAGGTTAAAGGGTGGATATCGACCCTACGTAACAGTGGGGCCGTTTCCATGCGCAACAGGACTAGGTTGGCTCTAGCGACGCAAGCCTCTACAGGCTGGCGCAACGACTAGAGTGCCGTTGC